GAGACGGACAGGTTAAAGCAGTTTTTATGATGAAAAAGTTTGCCAGACTGTCTACTCCCTGGAGTATCAGGCCATATGACGAAGATGATTCCGATGCGGTAAAGCAGGCTGAATTCATTGAATATTGTTTTGATGATATGAAGGGCAGTATTGATGATTTTCTCTTAAAGATGTGGAATGCCATGCGTGACGGATATTCTGTTGCAGAGATGAATTACAAGATGATCAGTGGTGGTGACTTTTCCGGCATGGTTGGCCTGGACAGTCTAAAGGTGCGTGATGCTTCAACCTTCCAGTTCGAATGTGACGAACATGGAAACATCAAAGAAGACGGATTAATCCAGGGATTCAATACCAGATTACCAATCAATAAGTTTGTTATATTCTCTTACAATCCCAATAATGACGATTCCGAAAGCATATATGGAGAGTCTGATTTCAGGGCAGCGTACAGATATTATTTCAGCAATGATCTAATACAGCGGTTCTGGAATATTTACCTTGAGAAGTTCGGACAGCCAACAGTTGTCGGAAAATATCCAACAGGTACGACAAAGCAAAAGCAGGATGAACTGTTTAATATCCTAAAAAATATCCAGACTGATACAGTAGTGACCATCCCTGAAAATCTGATTATTGATTTACTGGAAGCCACCAGAAACAGCCAGGCAGGGTATAAAGATGCTATGGAATATAACAATAACATGATAGCAAGATCATTACTTGTCGGGTCTCTGCTTATGGACACAGGAGACAAGGGGAGCTGGGCATTAAGCAAAACACATTTTGATATTTTTATTTACATCCTGGATTATCTGGGCAAGGAAACAGAAGAGACTATCATGAAAGAGCAGGTTATCAGAAGGCTTATTGATTACAATTTTGCTAATCCCAAGTATCCCTCTTTTGAATTCGAGTCCATGATAAAAGATGACCAGGAAGCAAAAGCAAGAGTAATAAAACTACTGGTAAATGGTGGAATTGTAAACCCTGGTGAAGAATGGGTTAGAGAATATCTGTCTATACCCGCAAAAGAAAAGGACGTACAATTGCCTGAACCTAAGCCGGACAATGAACCAATCTATAACCAGTACCAGGCCAAAAGGCAGTTAACAAAGTTTGAAAAGAAAGTTAATTTTACCAGGATAGAAAAAAGCCTTAATAAATATGAAACAGGTGCAAGAGATGCACTGGTTGAGATTATAACCAAACAGAAAGAAGCTTTAGAAAAAAGCATAATTCGAAGTAAGCTGATTGAAAACAATGAACCGAAAGAGATTGAAAAACTGCAGCTTAATTACGTAGGTGAATTAAGGACGGAAATTAAGAACTGGTTAATCGAGCTCTGGAAATATGGCAAGGAAGAAGTAAGAAGCGAATTATCCAGGATGAATTTTGTAGATGTGGTAATAGGGTTGCCACCTGAAAAGGCTATGAAGTATTTGCAGAACAAAGCGTTTTATATTGCAGGAGTAATAAGAGATGACATATTAAAGAAAGCAAGAACGATCCTTTATAACGGGTTGAGATCAGGGAAGAAGCAATCTGAATTAATCTATGAGCTTGATAACTATTTCAAAGAGTATATCGGGACTCCTGGCATAGAGATTAAATCAGGCAGGGAATTAACCCCGTATCACCTGGAAAATGTTGTTAGAACCAACTTATCCGATGCCTACAATCAGGGCAGACTGGATATGATGCGTGATCCGGATGTAAAGGGTTTTGTAGTTGCATACCAATACAGTGCAATTATGGATGATAGAACAACTGATTTTTGTGCAAGCATGGACGGCAAGGTATTTGAAGCCAATGATCCGGATATTGCAAGAATAAACCCACCGAACCATTACCAATGCCGGAGCCAGTTAATACCGATAACCAAGTATGAAAAATTTGAACCGATAGATGCAGGAGATAAGGCCAGAATCTTGGCCATGAAAACAAGTGATTTTATTTTTGATAGAGAGAAGGTGACTATAGATGCCGTATAAGATTGATAATCCACCGGAAGTTATAAAAGGGTTGCCGAAGGATGCACAGGCCATATGGATCGAAATATACAATAATGCCTTTAAGCAGTATGAGGGAAATGACAAACAGGAAGAGCTGGCAAATCAGACAGCTTGGGCAGGATTAAAAAAGGCTGGCTGGGAAAAAAACGAAGATGATAAGTGGATTAAGAAAAACACTTTTGCGGAGCTCCATGATATTGAAGTTTTTGCAGTGGGGACATGGAATAACACCAAGATAACCGAAAAAGATATTGACGATATTGTCAACGGTACAAATGAAATAATCGATAAGGTTAAGCCGTTTGTAAAGCTGGGGCATGATGACAAACAGAAGCTATTGCAGAATTCAGGATTGCCCGCAGGCGGTTGGATAACCAGACTGAAACGTAAAGGGCAAAAGATATTGGTTGACATTGCCGATGTACCCCAAAAACTCTATGAGTTAATCAGTAAAGGAGCTTACAAACGAATAAGCTCCGAAATATTGTGGGATTACACCGAACCATCAACCAAGCGTAAATACAATAAAGTGTTATCAGCGATAGCCTTTTTAGGTGCTGATTTACCCGCAGTCACAAATTTAGAAGACATTGCTGCATTATACAGTGATGCCAACAAAGATGCTCAGATTATCCTTTATGAGGATGAGCAGAACAAAAAGAAAGTAAACGATAAGAATATTAAGAAAGGAAGTGAATGGATAATGCCAAATGGAATCAAAGTACAGGAATTAGAAGGTAAGAAATTTGTTGCATTAGAAGATTACGAAGCTATTGAACTTGAAAAAGCTGAAGCTGACAAAATGAAAAAAGATTATGAAGAAGCCCAGGCGAAGCTGAAGAAATATGAAGAAGAGCAGAAAAGACTGAAAGAGGAAGCCAGGAAGAAAGACATTGAAAAGTTTGTAGCTGATAACTGCAGTGAAACAACTATGCATTTCTTGCCGAAACAGAAAGATATCGTGATGACTCTTATGGAGTCTTTTGACAATGAAAACAAATGGGAATTTACAGAAGGAAGCAACACCAAAGAACTGACACAAGCTGAACTGTTTAAAATGTTTATCGAATTACAGCCCAATATGGCCGTAGATAAATTCAAGGAATTAAGTTCTGGCGGTGACAATAACAATGAACCTGAAACTGATTTAGACAAGATCAACAAATATGCAGAAGAACATAAAATGACTTTTGCTGATGCTGCTATAGCGTTATTCCCCAATGGGGATTACAAACTCGATAACAAATAATGAACAGGAATTAACGAGAAAGGAAGTGAATTAATATGTCTCAACAAATGAGTGCAGGAGCGGTTGACCTGACTTTTAAAGCCAGTGGAGATCTAAGCTCTAAACAATATTATTTTGTCAAACTGGATGCTGACGGAAAAGTAGAAGCTTGCGGAGCTAACGGAGTATCTATTGGAATATTACAGAATGCCCCAGATGCTGAAGATAAAGCTGCAAGAGTAAGAGTATTGGGTACTTCTAAATTAGTTATGAATGATGCAGTTGATGAAGGTGAAGCTATAACTTCAACAGGTGACGGAGACGGAGAAGTTGTTGATGCTGCTGATGAATACTTTGGAGCTATCGCACTGGAAGCTGCCACAGCACAGGACGATATAATTGAAGTTTTGATTACCCATGCGTATAGCCCAGCATCCCATGCTTAAAAATTAATAAATTATGAAAGGAAGTGATTTAAATGCCAGAACCTAATGATGTTCATGTTGACCAAGTATTAACAGGTATGTCGGTACAGTACAAGAATGCAAGTTTTATTGCTAACCAGGTATTACCGATTGTATCTGTGAAAAAAGAAAGTGACAAATATTATATATATGACAAGAGAGACCGCTTTGCCGTACCGAACACTTTAAGAGCACCCAAGACTGAATCTAAACAAGCAAGCTGGAATGTTGGTACTGATGATTACTCCTGTGAAGAACATGCTTTGAATGATCTTATTGATGATCGCGAATATGCCAATGCGGATAAACCTCTTGATGTGAAAAGAGATACTATTGAAAACCTGACTGACCTGTTACTGTTAGCCCAGGAAAAGAGAGTTGCTGATTTAGTATTTAGCACTACCAATATTACCAACAACACTACTTTAACAGGTACTGATCAATGGAATGATGCTGCAAACTCTGATCCTATCGGGGATATTGTAACTGCAAAGCAAACAGTTCATAGTAATATTTTCTTACAACCAAATACCCTTATATTGGGCAAAGAAGTGTTCGATATTCTAACACAGCATCCGGATATTTTAGATCGTTACAAATGGACTAAAGAGGGAATAATTACTGCTGATATGTTAGCCAAGCTCTTTGGATTTGACAGGGTATTAGTCGGTGAAGCCGGTTATGACAGTGCCAATGAAGGACAGACTGAAGATATCGATTATGTTTGGGGCAAAGATGCTTTAATTGCTTATATTGAACCCAGACCATCCTTACGCAGACCTTCTTTAGGTTACACATTCCAGGCCAGGCCATTCCAGGTAAGATCAGCGAGAATTGAAACCAAGCATTCTGACTGGTTCGAAACAAGCCATGTTGTAGATGAAAACTTAGTTGCAGTAGATTGTGCATACTTAATCAAAGATGCAGTAGCTTAGAAACAACTTTAGATTTAACAGCAGGGGAGAGATCTAAACTTGCTCTCCCCATTTAAGATACTAAAATCGAAAGGAAGTAAAAAGTCATGGGTATAGACAAATTTTACAGGAAAGGTTAC